AATCAGAAGATAGATATGTACAAACTACGTGATTACCAACAGAAAGCCTCTGATGCTGCCGTTTCTTTCTTCAATAACAAGGCGAAGAAAACAAATGCCATTATGGTGTTACCTACGGGCAGCGGAAAGTCGCTTATCATAGCAGATATAGCCGCAAGGCTTGACGGTCATACCTTGGTGTTCCAGCCCTCGAAGGAAATACTCGAACAGAATTTCAAGAAACTCTGTTCATACGGTATTCTTGATTGCAGTATCTATTCATCATCCTTTAACTCAAAGGAGATAAGCCGGATAACATTTGCCACCATCGGCAGTGTGAAGAATCATCCCGAACTGTTTACCCACTTCAAGAACATCATTGTGGATGAATGTCATCTTGTAAACCCCAAAGAGGGAATGTACAAGGATTTTTTTGATGCAGTGAAGTGTAAGGTTCTTGGGCTGACAGCAACGCCATACCGTTTAAGCTCCAGTCGTGATTTCGGCTCCATGCTGAAATTTATCACTCGGACAAAACCTCATGTCTTTTCAGAGGTCATTTATCATGTACAGGTATCAACCCTATTAGATATGGGCTACTTGGCGAAGTTGGATTACTATTCAATGAATCCTTCAGGGTGGAATGAACTTAACTTGAAAGTAAATACTACTGGTGCCGACTATACGGATAGGTCAGTTCAAAAAGAATATGAACGGATAGACTTCTACGGTTATCTCGTTCATATCGTCCAAAGGCTGATGAATCCCAAAGCCGGAGGAAAACGGAAGGGTATTTTGGTCTTTACCCGTTTTTTGAAAGAAGCGGAACGGTTAACGATGTCAATACCCGGTTGCGCTATCGTTTCAGGTGATACTCCTAAGAAAGAACGTGAACATATTCTTGAGGCGTTCAAAGCTGGTGAAATTCCGGTAGTAGCTAATGTGGGTGTACTTACGACTGGCTTTGACTATCCGGAACTTGATACGGTCGTTATGGCACGTCCTACAATGTCACTTGCCATGTGGTATCAGATAGTCGGTCGTGCCATCCGCCCGCATCCTTCTAAAGAATGTGGATGGATTGTGGATTTATGCGGTAACATCAAACGTTTCGGAGAGGTGTCGGATTTACGATTGTTTGATAGCGGTAATGGTAAGTGGGCTGTATTTTCTAACGGAAGGCAATTAACTAACGTGAGATTCTAAGACTATGGACGAAGGATTTTTGAGGCTAAGCCGCAGGTTTTTCTCGAATGAAATGTGGAATGAAGCCCGTACTTTTAGCAGTTGCGAAGCGTGGTTAGACTTAATTCAGTCTGCACGATTTGAGGCAACGCCCCGAAAGGAGAGTATCGGAGGTCGAGAAATCTCTTATTCAAGAGGTCAATATCCTGCATCCATAAGATTTCTGTCACAGCGTTGGAAATGGTCTGAAAAGAAGGTGCGTTCCTTTCTTGTGCATCTTAGAAAGAAAGGTATGATAACTGTTGAGTGCAATCAAGGAATGAACCTTATAACCTTATGTAAATATGAAGAATATAATCCAATGGGCACAACCAAGGGCACAAGTAAGGACACAGGTATTGAAAAGGAAATCAATGAATTAAGACACGAATGGGCACAACTAAGGGCACAACTTGGGGCACAGCCCATGAACAACAATCTACCGCAATCCGAACTTTTACAAAAATCAGGGCACACAGAGGGCACAAATACAAAGAAAGAAGAAAGAGAGTATATAGATATATCTCTACATCAAAAGAAAGAAAATACTCCTGACGGAGTATCAAAGAAAGCCAAGCTTTCTTCGCCCTCCCCCTCTGAAAAGATTGATTACAGCGGATTGATGGAATACTATAATACCACATTCAAAGACAGACTCCAGCAGATAAGATCAATGACTGATGTGAGAAAAAAGGCTGTAAAAGCCCGGATAGCCCAATATGGGAAAGAGTCAGTGAGGAGTGTTTTCAATCTCATTCTTCAATCCCCGTTCCTACTTGGAGCTAATGACCGCAATTGGAAATGCGACTTTGATTGGATTTTCAAACAAGCAAACTTTACTAAAATATTGGAAGGAAACTATAATGGGACAAGACTTAGTAAAAATCAACAGGATAGCGAGCAGCGAAAACGTGATTCAATTCTTGCAGTCGCTACAACCGTTAGAGAAGCTGCCGCAAAAAAGAGAAAGGAACTTGAAGCAGAGGGCGTTATTGAATAAATATCCCGATCCTGCACAATTCATTCTTGATTACAACCCTGATTTGCAGTTCAAACTTGTCAGATGTAATGCAACCCATTCAGAACTGGCGTTGAATGACAGCATTCCGAGTTTAGGACTATTGTCTTCTACTTATGGGGATGAAACACCGATAGAATGGCTAAAGATACAATTTGGTTCATTGAATGACTTTGCAGAAGTTTCAACCAAGATAGCGAAAGAGCAACTTTCTGAACTATCGGAGATATTCCTTTCGGAGTATTATTATATAAATGCCGCTGAAATCTGTTTTTTCATAGCACGGTTTAAGTCAGGGAAGTATGGGCGGTTCTACGGTTCAATAGATCCATTGAAAATAACAAGTGCGATGCTGGACTACGTTTCTGAACGTCGGAAAGATATTGAACGGAAAGAGCGTGAACGATACAGAAACCAACGTGAAAAAGAGATAGAGGAGCGTGGAGATAACAGAATCTCTTATGCTGAGTACATTGAAATCAAGCACCGTGCTGATGCAGGAGATGAGGAAGCTAGAAAAATGCTGATATCACCATGAGAATAACCGTTTACTGGGTAACAAGAAATCCGGATGTTATCGTAAGAATCCGGAAAAAGTTCAATATCCCAAGTTATACTTCCGTGAACTACGAAACAGAATGTGAAATCAAGAATGAAGACTTTCCACTGTTAGAAGAAACAGAACGAAGGGGATTCATTCGAATTAGAAATAAGAATACACGATTATGCAAGGAACAGACAAACTGAATACGATAACCAACATCGTATTTGTCCTCACGGACGTTTTAGAAACCAACCTTCTAGAAATGCAGCAGCAATACAAGAAAGAAGGCTTTGAACTCAGACACGATTCAAAAAGAAACTTCAACACAGCCATAGCCGCGATAAAGAGATTGAAAAGTGATGTGAATCATTGCAGCGAATCCACTCAGGAAAACTTCGGCAATGATTCTGACATGGTGAACGCCATGTTGCTCACACTGATTGACAGATGCGGTGATGATGACAACCTCGCTTATAAGATGTACGAATACATTAAATCTTTCCCGTCCAAACTGAATCTAGACTTGGATTTGGATAATGCGTTCAGCCACCTGTTTAAAAAGGAGAAGTTATGAAATCGCAGAAAGACATCTTAAAATCCATTGAAGGTCTGTCCGATATAGAACTATTTGTTATTGATCTCTTTTGTGGCGCTGGTGGCTTATCCGAAGGTGTGGAAGCAGCACGATTGGATGGAAATAAATGTGCAAAAGTTGTTTGTTGTGTGAACCATGACAAGAATGCCATTCTTTCACATGATGCCAATATCCCTGATGCACTTCACTTTATTGAGGATATCCGTACACTGGAACTTTCCCCGATAAGCACTATTGTAGAACGTATCCGTCAGCTATACCCTGATGCCATGATAATGCTTCATGCCTCTTTGGAGTGTACTAACTTCTCGAAAGCCAAAGGCGGTCAGCCGAGAGATGCCGACAGCCGAACGTTGGCAGAACATCTCTTCCGTTATATTGATGTTATAGACCCTGACTACATTCAGATTGAAAATGTAGAAGAGTTTATGTCATGGGGAGATATGGATGAGAATGGGAAACCTATCAGCATGGACAAAGGCCGGCTTTATCAGAAGTGGGTGCGCAATGTCAAGAAGTACGGTTACAACTTTGAGCACCGCATCTTAAATGCTGCCGACTTCGGTGCCTACACCACAAGAAAACGCTTCTTCGGCATCTTTGCTAAAAAGAACTTGCCGATAGTATTCCCAGAACCGACCCATTGTAAAGGTGGTAGGCAAGATATGTTCTCGCGGCTGGAGAAGTGGAAGCCGGTAAAAGATGTGCTTGATTTCTCTGATGAAGGAACTACCATCTTCAGGGAAAAGCCTCTTGCAGAGAAAACGCTTGAACGTATCTATGCTGGACTTATCAAGTTTGTAGCCGGAGGAAAGGATGCTTTCCTTTCCCGTTACAATACGGTTCGCCCTCAAGACACATGCAAATCAGTTGATGAACCATGCGGAGTGTTGACTACTGAAAACCGCTTTGCAAAGGTACAGGTAAGTTTCCTCTCCAAACAGTTCAGCGGACATCCCGAAAGCAAGAATGTGTCTGTAGAAGAACCGGCAGGTGCAATCACCTGCAAAGACCACCATGTTTTTGTTTCTGCTTATTATGGAAATGGACATAATCATTCGGTAGACCTTCCAGCTCCAACGGTCACAACGAAGGACAGGATGGCTTTAATTGAAAGCCGATTTATGTGTTCTTATAACTTTAAGGATACAGGAAAGGATATTAATCAGCCTTGTCCTACACTTCTGACTAAAGACAGACTTTCCCTTGTATCTCCATTTTTTATGAATCAATATTCTGGAGGTGGTCAGGTGTCTGATATAAACTCGCCATGCCCCGCTGTTACCACAACACCGAAACAAAACTTGGTAACATACCAGCCGTGGATAATGAATACTGCATTCTCAAATGTAGGTAGCAGTATAGAGGAACCCTCCCAGACCATTACCGCAAACAGGAAATGGCACTATCTGATGAATCCACAGTTCAACAGTGCTGGCGGCTCTGTTGATAGCCCCTGCTTCACATTAATAGCCCGCATGGATAAGATGCCGCCCTATCTGGTAGCAACAGAAAGCGGTCAGGTAGCGATTGAAATCTACGACAATGATAGTCCTATGACCGTGAAGATAAAGGAGTTCATGGCACTGTATGGCATAGTGGATATTAAAATGCGGATGCTTCGCATTCCGGAACTCAAAAAGATTATGGGATTCCCTGAAGATTATGTTTTAATAGGCACACAAGCTGACCAAAAGAAATTTATCGGGAATGCGGTGGAGGTTACACAAGCGAGAAAAAATACTGAAGCACTTTGCAAAGTATTGAGAAAGTTGAGATTGAAGAAATCAAAAGAAATAGCTTAATGGAAAATGGAAAACTTATATTAGATGCCTGTTGCGGCAGTAGGATGTTTTGGTTTGACAAACATAATCCTCTTGCCTTATTCGTTGATAAGAGATCGGAAATAGTAACTGCCAAGGACAGAGATAAAATCAGAACTATAGAAGTAAAACCTGATATAATAGCCGATTTTACCAACTTGCCGTTTGAGGATAGCTCTTTCTACATGGTCGTGTTTGACCCGCCACATTTGAAAACACTTGGCAAAACATCATGGATGGCAAAGAAATATGGTAGGCTTCCGGATAATTGGCAAGAAATGATAAAAAGCGGTTTTGATGAATGTATGCGTGTCCTAAAGCCCAACGGGACATTGGTATTCAAATGGAGTGAGAGTGAAATAAAAGTCAATGAAGTTTTATCCATTATACCTTATAAGCCTTTGTTTGGGCATACCACTGGCCGACAAAGTAAAACGATATGGATGTGCTTTATGAAACTGCCAATTAACTAATAACGGAACAGAAATGAATACAACCTTTGAAAAATCGGCTAATAGTACCGATGAATGGTACACACCGAAAGAAATTATAGACGCATTGGGTGAATTTGATTTAGACCCATGTGCCCCAGTAGCCCCCCCCTATAAAACGGCAAATGTCATGTACAACAAAAATGACGATGGATTAAAACAGGAATGGAAAGGTCGCGTTTGGTTGAACCCACCTTATTCCCGTCCTCTTATAGAATGTTTCGTTAAACGGATGGCAGAACATGGAAACGGCATTGCTTTACTTTTCAATCGTTGCGATTCAAAGATGTTTCAGGATGTGATATTCGAGAAGGCAACGGCAATGAAATTCTTGCGTAACCGAATCAGATTCTTCCGTCCAGACGGAACTCGTGGAGATTCTCCCGGCTGTGGTAGTATTCTCATCGCTTTTGGTGAGGATAATGCGGAGGTAATAAAAACTTGTGATATTGCAGGTAAGTACGTTAGAATAAATTAGAGCAAAACTGAACAAATATGAGCAAACTATATAAAGTAACTATTTTCGGGGAATCATTCCTAATCGGGTGGTTCCCTTTCTCTTCACGCTGGTATAACAAGCTAAAGATAATCAAATGATAGTACGTCATTTTATAAGAGTTCCGGTTGGAAGTACTGTCTATTGCGACAATCAGCCGGTTAAAATACTGGAGAAAGGATATGCCCTTGCTCTATGTGATGTTAATGGGAAACGGGTATATATCACCTGCTATGATTTGGAAAAGAAACCATTCGTCAGCACGAATGGGGAAGAATGAAAAAGAGCCAACCCACGCACGACCATGAATCAGCTCTTCCTTACACGATTATGATGCAAATATACTATTTACTTTTAAAATAATCGTGTTATGGAACTGGATTTTAACAAAATAATTCGTCTTAAAAAGATTCGTATCGAGAAATCAGAACTTTCAGAAGAAGAAAACGCCTTAGCTTCACCAATTTTGAGAGATAAAAGCCTTATTAGGGATATCTATAAAATCTTCGTTGAGCTATTGAATAGCAGAAGTCTTCCCCCTTGTATTGATAGTGTTACCCAGCGGAAGAAGTTCATCTTCATTATCCTGTACCTGTTTTCTCCAAGTTCGCTTGCCGGTGGGAAAATGACAGCTGGGTTACGCGAAGAGATGTCAAGGGTACTTGGGGTTCAGTCCAAGAGTACAATTTCCGACAACTGCGCTGATGTCGTGTTTTTGTATCAGAACTATGGGGATTTCAGCGGGGATATAGAGTATCTTTATACCGAAATCGTAAATCGGTTAAGATTCAAAGGGCTAATCAATTAATGAGCCGGAGTTTAGTGCTCCGGCTTTTCTGTTTTCAAATGGTCAACAACGCTTTGTAATCTATCTGCATCTTTAGGATTGAAGATAAACTCGTCAAAGTCTCCATATACGCTTCGATGACCAAACACGTATTTAACAGCGTGGATAATACGTTTGAATACATTCCTTTCTGGTATTAGGTGTACACTGCAATAGACTTCCTTTTCATCCTCAAAATATGACATCACAATCTGATGTTCAATGCTGTTGCATTCACAAATAAATAGTTCTTTTTTATCCATAGTTGGTTATAACATAGTTGCAACTTGCTTTTCTACGGCTGATTTAATAAAAGCGTTTATTGATATTCCGGCTTGTTTAGCGAGAATAGCAATTTTACTATGTACCTCTGGCGAGATACGAATATTTAATGAACCGGAATAGCTTTTATGAGGCTCTATACCTTCTTCTTTGCAGTATTCTAAATAATCTTCTACTGCTTCATGAAAAGCGTCGGTAAGTTCTTTTACGCTTTCACCTTCAAAATTTACAAGTCCATCAATGCCTTCTATTTTCCCAAAGAAGACATTATCTTTTTCGCTAAATGCGACTGAACCGATATAGCCTTTATATTTTAATGTATTCATATAAAACCTCCTTATTTTATAAATCCTGCTTCTGTCAAATCATTTAGTACTTGCTTCATGGCATAAGACTTGATTATGTTTCCGGGGTGTGGCTTATGTAACATGATAGGTCTTTTGTTCCCATTCTTGTATATAACCCTTGACCCAGAAGTCTTTCCTTTGTCGGATTTCACATATCCGAAAATGAATAGCAGTTTTTCCATTTCGTCAAATGTGAAGTCTTTTGGCTGGTTCTTAAACCGTTCTATTAATTTCTCTTTCGTACCCATGCCTTTGATATTTTTACAAATGTAACTATTTTATAGTTGCAAAGCAAATGATTTAATGTTTTTCTTCAATTGCTATCACTATTTTCTTTAGTTCCTCTATTGTATTCGCTTTGTAAAAGTCTCCTTTGTACTGGATAAGGGCGGTGAGTTCACCTTCTCCGGTTACTTCTTCATACAGTCTATTTATAGGAACGTTGATAGCATCGGCAATATCAGACAATGTGTTTATTGTAGGATTGCCTTTTTCTATAATACCGTGGAGTGATTGCTTTGATTTTCCAATCTTATCTGCTACAGATTGAACGGTAAAACCCTGTTCTTTTATTGCTTCTTTGATTCTTAGTTTCATGGTTACTTATTTTAAATGCAAATATACTTCATTATATATTGTGGTAAAACTATATATGTACTAATAAAGGTTAAAGTCAAAATAAAAATGACTTTTTCTTTGTGAAGTAAAAATATAGTTTTACTTTTGCATCGTCAGAAACGAAGTAATAACAATTAAAAGATATACGATCATGGCAACAAAGAAGATTGATGAAAAGAAAACATTGAAGTATGCAGTAGCATTCTACTTCTGTACATCAGGTAAGATAAACTTCATGTTAGGCAATAAAATGTATCAGCATATAAATACTGTTTATGACCAAAGAGAAGATGGTAGAGGTTTCAATACCTGTGAAGTCGTTTATAATTACAAGGCTCAAAAGTACGAGGTTCTGAATGTAGATACAGAGATAGGCAACAAAGAGATTACGATATTATAAGTTTAATTGGTGGGGCTAATAACCC